CGCCAGCAACGACCACGCATCAAAGTTCATGCTATTAACACGCAGCAGGATATGGTTGACGCGCAAGTGATTCAGGGTGTCATTCGCCACATTGAAGTCAACTCAAACGCCGATCACGCCTATGACAATGCTTTTGAATACGCCGTTCGCATGGGTTGGGGCTATGTGCGCGTTCGCACAGACTACGTTTCAGAAGATTCATTTGATCAAGAAATCTATATCGACCCCGTAGACAACCCGTTTACCGTCTACTTTGACCCCAATTCTGTAGCCCCTGATGGCTCTGACGCTGACCGTTGTTTAATTACAACAATGATGCCAAAGAAGGAGTTTGCAAAGCTGTACCCAGACGCAGATGACGGCAATGGCACATCATTTACGCAGCGCGGCACAGGTGACAGTCAATCGGAATGGATTACCAAAGAGGACATTCGCCTAGCTGAGTATTACTACACGGTGCGCGAGAAAGCCACTTTGTATCTGTTGAGCGATGGTTCTAGCACCTTTGCGGAAGACAAAGATTACTTTGCCCGTCTAGCTATGGCTGGCATCACAGTCATTGACCAGCGCAAGTCATATAAAAAAACCATCAAATACTGCAAGCTAACTGCTAACGAAATCATTGAAGAAGGCACATGGGCTGGCCGCTATATCCCAATCGTGCCTGTTTATGGCCGTCATTTGGTTGTGGGCGACAAGCGTAAGAAATTTGGCATGATTCGCAATGCCAAAGACCCGCAGCGTATGTATAACTTCTGGCAGACTTCTATCACCGAAGGCGTTGCGCTGGCTCCAAAGGCCAAGTGGTTGATTGCTGAAGGTCAAGACGAAGGCCACGAAAACGATTGGGCAAACGCCAACATCAAGTCTTTCCCGCTGTTGCGCTACAAGCAGACAGACATTGAAGGCCGACCAGCACCAGTTCCTCAACGCCTGCAACCAGAGCCGCCGCAAGCTGGCATCATGGCCGCTGCACAAGGCGTGGACGATGACATTAAATCCATCATGGGGGTCTTTGACCCTGCACAGCTAGGACAGGGAAATATCTCTGGCAAGGCTTTGAACGGCCAACAGCAGCAAGTTGACCTAACCAATTATGATTATTACGACAACCTGACCCGTTCTATCTCGCACATTGGCAGGATTTGCTTGGACTTGATTCCTAAAATCTACGACACACAGCGTGTGATGCGGATTATTGGTGACGATGGCAAGCCTGAATTGCTGACAATGAACCAGCGCGAGGCAACAGGTCGAATCCTAAATGACTTGACTATTGGCCAATATGATGTGGTTATGGACACAGGCCCAGGCTACGACAGCAAGCGCCAAGAAGCCGTGGCAAGCATTGGTCCTATCTTGGCAAGCGACCCTGCTTTGATGGACAAGATTGGCGACCTGTACTTCAGAAACCAAGATTTTCCAGGTGCAGACGTTATTGCAGACCGTTTGGCTACGCTCAACCCATTGGCGCAGATTGATGACAAGTCTGACATTCCACCGCAAGTTCAGATGCAATTGGCGCAGGCCAAGCAGCAAATGGAGCAAATGCAACAGCAGATGCAAGCAATGTCGCTAGACCTGAAATATCGCCAATCGGTTGCCCAACTCAAAGAAGACGGCGACACCAAGCGCAAACTCATGGATGTTACAAGCCGCGCCCATAATACCGAAACAATGGCAGAAGTGCGCGTCAATGACCAGAACACACGTTCAATCACAAGCCAGAACAAGACTGAAATCGATGCGATTGTCCAGCTTATGTTGCACAACATGGACACTAACCGATTGCTTGGTGAAATTGAAAGACGCAATGCTGACCAGTTAAAAGCAGCACAATTTGCCGTGGCAGACATTGATAATCAACAAAACCCTTTAATGAACCAGTAAGGAGTAAGTATGCCAACCGTAACAAGCGAAAACAAAGCTGAATTTGACCGTGATTTCATGGAAAAAAAAGGCATGATGAGAAAAGAAAAACCAAAAGACGAACAATTTGAGCGAGTAAAAAATCATCCAAAATATGCAAAATTAAAAGCATCATTGGGTAAAAAAGGCGCTATGGATGCAATTTTGAAGCAACTAAATGATGCTCAATAATTGATGCAGCAATAAATCTGTGGTATAAACTCCACAAACCTTACCAGTTAGGTTAACTGGGTAAATTCGTAGGGACACGTAATGTCTGAAAAAGAAGCAGGTCAAGTATTGACCAGCGAAAACGCAGCGGAATTTTATGCAAACAGATTAGGTTTAGCCGAATCGCCACCAACTGAGGCCGAGCAATCGGAGCCAGCAGAAGTGGTTGAAGAACGGAGTGAACCTGAAGAAGCAGAAGCCGAAGCAAAACAAGAGGGTGAGCGCAAGCAAAATCCAAAACTTGAGCGCCGTTTTAGTGAGATTACCAAGCAACGTGAAGAAGCGCGTAAAGAAGCGCAGGCAGAACGTGAAGCAAGGCAGGCATTAGAACAGCGTTTGGCAGCTTTAGAAAGTCAGGGCAAGCCCAAAGCTAACCCTACTGACGAAAAGCCACAACCTAGTCAGTTCAGCGATGCGTTTGAATATGCCGAGGCTCTAGCAGAGTACACGGCTGATAAGCGAATCGGTGAAATGAAGCAACAAGAAGCGCAAGCTAAAGAAGCCGAGCAACGCCAAAAGGTTATTAACCAATGGACAAGCAAAGTAGAAGCAGCCAAGCAGACATTGCCCGATTTTGATGAAGTCGTTGCATCAAGCGATGTGGTCGTAAATGACGATATTCGTGATGCTATTCTGGAGAGTGACGTAGGGGCGCAAATCCTTTATCACCTAGCTGAGAACGATGAAATCGCTAAAAGAATCGCTGGATTGTCGCCCAAACAGGCGTTGAGGGAAATTGGAAAGTTGGAGGCAAGGTTTGAGGCTAAAGAGTCTGAAACTGAGAAACCAGCCCCTATTGTTAGAAGTAAAGCACCAGCACCGATTCAACCGATTCGCGGCGGCAAGAACACGCCTGATGTGCCATTAGATTCCAATGGGGTCTTTTTTGGAACAGCAGCGCAATGGAAAGAGCTACGCAAAGCGGGGAAAATTCGGTAAACCTAATCTTTTTGAAAGCAAAAAATGGCAAATAATCTCTTAACCATTAGCAAGATCACCAACGAAGCGTTGATGGTCTTGGAAAACGAACTGACCTTCACATCTGAAGTTGACCGCAACTATGATGACCAATTCGCCGTTACTGGCGCAAAAATCGGCGCAACCGTTAACGTTCGCCGCCCTGGTCGTTTCATCGGTACAACTGGCCCCGCTTTGAACGTTGAAGACTTCAACGAAACTAGCGTGCCTGTTACCCTGTCAACCCAGTTCCACGTTGATACCCAATTCACTACACAAGATTTGGCTCTGTCTTTGGATATGTTTTCTGACCGTGTGTTGAAGCCCGCAATCGCAGCAATCGCCAACAAGATTGACCGTGACGGCTTGGCTATGGCTACCCTGCAAACTGCCAACATCGTTGGTACTGCTGGCACACCACCCACAGGTTTGATCACTTATCTGACTGCTGGCGCTTACCTTGACAGCGAAGGCGCACCACGCGATGGCCGCCGTTCATGTATCGTTGAACCCTTCACATCTGCCACTATTGTGGACAGCTTGAAAGGTTTGTTTGCTCCTGTTCAAAAGATCAGCGACCAATACGAAAAAGGCATGATGGGTACTGACAGCGCTGGTATGAAGTGGAAAATGGACCAGAACGTTGTGTCTCAAGTGTTTGGTAATAACTCCACCACCACCGTGACCGCTTCTGTTGCTACTACCACAGCTACTGGTTTCTTGACCAGCGGTTGGGCATCTAGCTCCACCATCAGCGTGACAGCCGCCAACACAGGTACTTTGAACCTGAACGCTGGTGACGTTATCACTATTGATGGCGTTTACGCTGTTAACCCACAAAACCGTCAAGCCTACGGCTCCAACCGCCTGCGTAACTTCGTTGTTAAGTCAACTGTTGCAATCGCATCTGGTTCGTCTGGCTCTGTGGTTGTGTCTCCTGCTGTGATTACTGCTGGTCAGTTCCAGAACGTGTCTATCCCCACGACTTCTGGCACAGCCGCTGTGACTCAGTTCAACAAAACTGGTGTTGTGTCTCCACAAAACATCATCATGCACAAAAACGCTTTCACTTTGGCAGTAGCCGATCTGGAATTGCCTGAAGGTGTGCATTTTGCTGGCCGCGCTTCTGATAAAGAAATCGGCTTGTCGATGCGTGTGGTGCGTCAGTACACAATCAACAACGACAGCATCCCAACCCGTTTGGATGTGTTGTATGGTTGGGCTCCTCTGTACCCTGAATTGGCTTGCCGCGTTGCAGCCTAAACCTGATGGGGGCGTAAAAACCCCCGTTATTTAAATCAATTTTTAAGGACTTATCATGCCTAATCCAGGACCAGCAACCACCATCACCCAAGAATCGTTTGCCCCAATGACAAACGTTGTCAAGGGTGGCGTTTTCTCTCTCTCTTTGACACCATCTCCTGTTAACACCATTACTACCGCAGCCCAAAACTTTGCCAGTACTGGCATTGGCTTGGCAGTTGGTGACTATGTTTCTGTGGCTTTCAACGGCGCTCAGACTGCTGGCGTTGGCGTTCTTGACGCTTACGTTTCTGCTGCTGACCAGTTGACCATTCGCTTTGTAAACCCAACCGCAGCGAGCGTGACTCCTGCTGCTGGTACTTACTTGGTGTCTGTGCAGCGCCCAAGCACCTCAACTGGCTCAAACGCAACATCACCATTGTTGTCTTGGTAATTTGAGCAAAACAAGAACGGGCCATCCTCAAAAGGGGTGGCCTTTTCTTTTTTATCGTACAATCAAATCGTTCTTTTGTAAGGAATCATCATGCCAAAAACCACCATTTCTCGCGGCAACGTGTTAGCGCACACCATCGTGCAACTAACATTGCCAGCTACCACTTTTGCCACTACCACAACCGAAGTCACCATTGCTTGCGCTGGCGTTAAAGCTGCGGACAAAATCCAAGCCCAAGTTGATGCCGCAATGACTACTGGCGTTGGTATT